GGTCTTTGCTGGGACATGGGATACATATTGTTCTGCCCTGTAGTTGGCATAATTCCAGCATTTGTATTGGACATCTGCTCAACAGGGCCACCAACGTCATACCCCAGCAAACCACCGTTAGCAAAACCGCCACCGTACAAATATGGGTTAGGTTCAGACCTATGAAAATTGGACATATCGGCATGGTGACCGGTGTCTTTAGTTTGCCCGCCAATTTGAGGCCGATTAAAAATACCAAGTTTTTGTGCAGTTAGCGCCCCGCCAAGAGAGGTGACTGGATTCTCTTTAACGTAATCTGTTACTTTGTCTATGCCTTGCCCCAACAGCCGCATAGCATTTTGCCCGCCTTTTAATAACGAAGATTCTTCTACTGCGGGTTTAACCGGGCCGTTAAGTATTTCAGGTGGTGCTTGTGTAAACGGGGTGTTAACAGGCGCTTGAGGGACAACGCCGCCGGGGGTGGGGGGTGCAGCAGGTGGGGGTAAAGTCTGGACAGGTGCAACACCGTCACCCGCTATTGATGCGTTCCTGAAAGCTTCTGTTCGTGCGGCTTCTTGTGCATGAAAAGCATCTGATAGTGGTTCAGCAGCTTTCCCCACGTTTTGCGCTACCTGCGCTGCTTGTGTACTGGCTTCTACGGCTGGTGCGGCAGCACCGCCCGACATAATCCCTTGTGCTCCACCCAGTGCTTCAGGAAGAATGCCCGTAGCTTGAGGAAGAATACCAAGCGCGTTGGCAGCGGCAGGAGCAGCTACTTCGGCAGCAACAAGAGGCGCAGCGGCAGCGGCTTCAAGAGCAGGCACAGCGGCGGCAGTAGTAAAAAGCGCTTCAACGCCGACTGCGGGTAGTAATGCTGGCATGTTAAATCTCCCGTTTCATCAGGACACAGCCTGACTTTCTATCAAATTCTTTCAACCCAAACATCACTATGAGTTTCTGGGCTTTTACGTCGTTTTCAAAGGGTGTAGCATACACTTCGCCGTATTGTTTGTCTTTCAAATAAGGCACAACCTGTTCAAAAAAGATAGCCTTATATCGCTTGAATCTTGACGGCGACCACGCACCGGGCGTGATGTTTAAGTGCATAGCTACTTTTGTTTTGTTGACAATGTAGTCACATAGAAAATGCACTTCATCATCTTGGTACAGCGTTTCTCTTACCGGCGTCAACCAACTCTCCAATTAGTACCGTCAAAGAACACAGGCACTTTACTAGTACCGCCGCCAGCGACAATCGTATTAAACGTAGTAACAGACGAGTTAGTAACGAAAGCTCTTGCACCTACACTAGTAGCTGCGGTAGGTGGCAGGTCAGCCACAAGATAGACAGACCCTAGCGCAAACTGACCTACAAAGTTATCTAACTGACTAAAATATAGACGCAGCACGTTATTAAGCTGGTCACCGTACTGACGGCTGTATACGGTTGGGGCGATGGGCAGCGACGGGGCTTTTGTCCGTGTAAGAGAACTAGACTCTGTAATAACGACGTTAGTGGTCATCTGCGTCCATCCGGTCTGACATCAATCCTAGGCGTACCTAATTGCCATTGCGTGCCGATACTATCCGAGCTTATTTTAAAAGCCATTTGGCGACCGCGTAGTCTTGTGTACACAATCTGAGTAAACTCTTGCACCGTGTAGTTACGTTGGTTAGCGTAAGATTGCGCTGACGCAACTGTGGGAGTATCTGCCGTGCCGTATGGCGCACCGGGATTTTGACGTGGGCGCACGGTGAATGTTACTTGCGGTGTGTTAGGTGCAGGTGTAGTAGACCCATCAAACGTAATGTCAGGGATCATCCTCCACACAAAACCGTAGTTGTGTCCATCGCCAATGTCAAAGTCTGACGATTGTATGTACGACGTAATAGGCAAAATGTTGCCTGATGTAGTAATGTCATCTACACCGTTCTCATGGAACACAATAGTGTTGCTATAAGTAGCTGCCATTGGGTACTCACGCAGTGGGCTATCTAACCATGCTGTGCGCGTTAATGTACCGTAGTACCAAACTTGGTCAAGGTAGTTATATATGACGTAGCGGTCAACCACAGTCGAGTTAGCTGAGCAGTAGTACCACCAGACCTCGCTATACCCCTCATTAGTACCAGCAAAGAACTGTGAGCTTTGAGTTACATTAATGTCGCCATACACGTATTGACGGAGAGCACAGGGTAGTGTTTCAACACGACCAGAGTAAGCATAGAACTTATCCGCACCCATCCAGTAAGTGACGTTGTTCGCAGTAGCCACAGCGTTAGGGCTAATGATAGAGATGTTGTCTGAGAGAATGTTAAAGCCCCAGACGTACGGTGGCCCTAAATACTGCATGGAGTACAACGCACCATCTGTCCAGATCAGAATTTCTTGGCGTGTCTGTTGAGCAGCTACGATGTATGAACCCGAGCTAAGGCGATAACTACCGGCTTGGTTAGTAGCAGCAGGAGTCCAAACTGTATAACTTTCTTGGTCAGACCAACGCACCAACATCGGGTCTTGTGTAGTACTGCCGTAGTCGTTTGCACCAAACGCAATAACGAACCGTGACGCATCAGACACAGTAATAAGTGACGTTACTGTCGGGCAGTCTGCATCGGTTTGGTACGCGCCTGAACTTGAAGAAGATAGAAGCTGCGCACGGTTAGTAATAGTTAAATTGCCACTAGCGTTGTAGCTAGGTATCCACAAATAAATACCTTCATTGGACGGGTTTATCAGTAAATACTCACCGAAGTTAGCTTCAGACCATAGGCGAATCTGGGTGTACGTAGTGGTAGATACTGACTGCCCCCAACCCGTAAAGGTTGACGCGTTGGTAACGATAACGCCTGTTGTATGGCTTGCAGCTGTTGTGCCGTTAACTCCGCGAGTGCAGCCTGTGAAGTCTGTGCTTGTCTTACCTGAGTAAGTAATAAGTTCGCTGCCAATCAGGATAGTGCCTGTTGTACCAAACCCAGTAGTGGAGGTAACAACTACTGTTGTAACAGAAGAGTTAATCGTGCCGTTGAGTAGCGTTGTAGCTGTACCACTTACGTAACCACCATATAGCCCCGCACCCCAACCGGTTTGATACGTAATAGTAGAGTTGCCACTATTTAGTTGATAGGCAGCAGATACCGAAGCTCCACCCCCTGTGGTAGCAGATGACGCGTTGCTTGATGCTGTGATGGTGTAGCTGTTGGAGTTTATGTACGTAATAACGTACTCATTGTTTAGGTCTAATCCTGCAACGGTTGTAGCACCAGAGAACGTAACGTAGTCGCCGTTCCTAGCACCGTGCCCCGGCGCATTAACCGTCACTGTGGGTTGGTTAAGCTGAGTAGTGAATGGGTTGTTGGGTAGCGTTGTAGTTACACGGATGGGCGTGATGTCATTGTACGTACCGCCACTCTCTATGTAGTACTTAATGTTAGTACCTACGCCAAGCAGGTTATAGCCTTTTAATGTCACCCAGTTCCAAAGCGACCGCGCTACGCCTACATACGTAGAACTAGATATGGGTGCCCAGCCGCCTATTTTCTGTGGGTAGCCAGAACGAAATCTAATCTTGTCGCAATCAAACCAGCCGCCCTCGTTGGCGAGAGTAGTTGATTCCCTGTTGACGCCCGGACGGAGTTGCAGTTTCTGTAATGGCATTTATCCACCCAAGTACAAAGCGCGTTCATCTTTGCGGCGGTTCTCAAGACCTTTCAGTACTTTGCCCCCGGCTTTGGTATATTTTAAAAATTCATCGGCGGCTCCCGCATAGTCGCCCCGGTTGTGTTTCTGTCGCAATGTGCTGCGTTGTAAAGTTCCTAAGCCTACGTTAAAGCTAAAACTGACCAGAGCGTCCAACCAACCTTGGCGAGCGCCAGCGCTAGGACAATATTTAAGAACTCCACGCTCGAACCTCTCAAGGTCTTTTGCAAGTATGGCATCCACTTCTTCCATTGTAAATGTCCGGTTCCACCCCGCTGGGCAGGGCATACACAGCCTGTCTTCTACCTTCATACTGCATTGGTTTGGGTCAATCACATGACCTACGCCCACCGTCCACAACTTAGCAGGGCATTGGTAAGGTTTAGTCCTTACCCCCTCATGGTGGGCAATCATCTTTAAAGCCTTTGGGCTTATCATTTTGGTAAATACAAAATTAGATACACACTAGCTATTAAAGTAACAAGCATTCTGAAATAAATTACGTAGATCATTTTCCAAAAGCCCGTCCGCCAAAGTGAAAACTAATAATTGCAGCAAACAGCGCCTGAGTCTCGTCATCCCACAGTTGGTCAGCTAACGTATTAAACTCCACACCACTACTTAAACCTTTGTACGCCAGCGTTGCATCAATACCAACTAGTAGGAAGAAGAAACCGTAAGTAATTACAGGACGCACACTAGCACGTAAGTCTTTCATCCAAGTAGATGTGCCTTCACCTAACGCTGCGTCATGGGCATAGATTGCTTGCATCTCCGCTTTTTGTGCGTCGATTAGCGAGACTTTCTCCGCAGATTGTGTCTGGGTCTGTATCTCATCTAGCTTAATAGCCTCGATCTGTTGTTGGGCAGCGTAGCCTGCGGCGGCTAGTTGTAGCTCGCGGTCTATCTGTAGCTTTGCCAAATCAAGCTCATGGGATTTGTCTGACTTGTCTTGAAAGAAATCTAGTATTTTAGGCAAGCCGCCCATCAA